TGGGAATAACGTTGCTCCTAATAAAGCGGGATACTCACGGTTTTGTAAGTAATTTAAAACTTCACGTTGATTAAATAATTCTAATACGTTTGGCATTGTTTATATCCTCTTTTCTGAATGTATTTTTTATCGATATTTAATCTCTTGCATAGCTGCTTTTGCTTCTGGTGTAGGAGCGGTTGGTAAACGTTCTGCAATAACATAGCCCTCAACAATAAGTGAACCTGCTTGCGAACCATTTGTTACATCCACATCGTGCAACAAGATACCTTTTGCAGTTGCATCATTTGCAGGGTAAACAGTGCCAGCGGGAACGATTTTTCGTCCATTCTCATCTGCCGTTACACCTGTTTGTTCCACTTGCGTTGTAAATGCTTGAAATCGTGAACTTGCTAAGAAATTAACTTGACTAACGTTTTGTTTTTTTGCGTACATATTAATTCTCCTTTCTTAATCCCAAGGTGTTTTTTCTGTGCTTTTTGATTGTTCATTGGCTTGTTGTGCAAATTGAGCACCTATAGAAATAGGTTTGTCACTCGATCTACCTTCACCTGGTTTAGTTCCCTTAGGTAGCGTTCTTTCCTCGGTTTCAGGCACAAATAAAAACGACTTCGATTCTTTTAAAGTCGTTAATTGTTCGTCAAGGCCACCTTTTACATTGCCTTGTTCATCTAATTCAATTTTTGATTTATCAAGTAAGCTTGATACAATATCTAAATCTTGTACCTTACCAGTTAGGGCAAGTTTAACCGCACTTGTTAAGCGCGTTTCCGCAAGCTCTGCCTCATATTGATCTTTAGCTGTTTTATTATCGTCTTGCAATTGTTGAATTTGTTGTAATAAAGCCTCGTTGCCTGCTGCTTTCGGTTTCAATTCCTCTAAATCTGTTTCGTACTTTGTGATGGTGTTCTTAGCTGTTTTAAGCTCTTGGATTTTATCATCCAATCGACTTTTGGGAACCATTTGACCAAAACCATCTAAAACCGATTGTGCCTGTTCCTCTGATAAGCCTAATGCTATTAATTGATCTTTATTCATGTCTATTTTCCTCCTAATTCGTTTTTTACGTGCAACGACACGTTAGGTATTAGACACTTGCTCTTTAACGTCTACAAGCGCAAAAAAAGACGATAAACTTATAGGACGTACTTCGTTTCCCATTCTTTATAGTTCATTTTCTTAATCCTACCGTTAGCAGAATTTCGTGTTTCATAAGCCATATACTCAGCTTCATCAAAAAATGGAATCGTCGTAGTTCTGCATCGCGCATGAAATGGAGGTGCATTAGTACCTGGCTTGTAATCCTTCACAAAGTAAATATTCATATCCTGCTCTTGGCAAATTTCAGATGTGCGATTGTCCAAAGTAGCAAGGATTTGATAACGTTCCAGATCCGCTTCAATGTATGAGTTATTAGCGGCAATGTTATGAAAGAAGTTAGCTTCTGTTCTTACCAGTGTCTCTGCTCTACTTAATACCACGTCAGTAGCTTTGCTGATTGCCCTTGATGTTTTACTAAGGGAGCGGCCTTGCATAAAAGCCTTTTCTAACTCCTTTCTAATCGTAACCATAGTTGCCGCTTCATGGCCCCAAATGCGCTTTGAAAACTCCTTACCTGACCAGTTATAGGTGAGTACTTCTTTCATAACGCTATCCGTTAACCTAGTGACAGGCTGATAAACAGCAGTGAATGTGGCAATGTCATATAAACCTTTATAATAAGAGTTTTCGTATACTTCTGTTAAACCTGTATACGTATAAGCCTGTAACCCTTTCGCACCACCATATAACTCAAGCATCTGCAATTGAATCTGTAAATGGAGCATCTCTAATCTAGAGATACGGGCACGATAGCCAATTGCCTCTAATATACGATCGTATTCTGGATTCCCTGACAAGGAAAGAGCTTTGTATTGCTGCAATGTAATATTACGAAAATCTTTTAACTCTTTGGCCGTTAAATACTTCTTAGCCTCTGTATAGGAAATCTTATTATCAATAGCATAACGAGAATAAAACACCTCAATCTGCTGTATGATGTTCACTTGTGCCATGCGTAGCTGTTCTTCCATACGAGCAAGGTACTTACTGGCAATAAGCTGTGATTCCAATTCACGTTGTGCAGCACGATTTTCCCAATACTTACTCATTGTCAGTCACTTCCGATTGAGACTGGCGCTGTTTCTCCAAAGCCTCTTGGTACTCATCTATCTCTTTCTGCTCTTCTTCTTTTTGTTTGGCTAACCTGTCTTCAACTTCTGGCGTGTACCATGGATGATTTTCACGGTTGGTTTGATCATCAATAATCCCTACTGACTTCTCGCACATTTCAACCGCTTCTACTTCATTAATAATAATGTCACGATTAAATACAAACTTAATTTTTTCATTTGTGAAATCACCTTGACCAACCATAACCAAGTAATGAGTAACAAACCACATCATATGTTCGATACTTGACTGCATTTCATTTTCTAAGATATTACAATCCATATCTAAATCACTGTAGCGGAATTTGAGTGCCACTCCTGATGCATTGCCCAGATTTTCATGTAATGTATCAACTCCACGCCCAAGCTCGTAAATGGCTCTACGAGTGCGTTCAAGTTCCTTCTCATTGGCTTCGGTCTGTATATCTGCTGTCAATTTGCCAACATCACCATTTTCATCTGTTTTGACCACACGATAAATATTAAGATCATTAATAAATTCTTTTAAATCAGCCCCACCATAGTTAATTAGTTTGTAAATGAAATTTGGGATATCAGCAAGTACATCGGCATTTGTTGATGCTTGAGTGTTGTAGTTATCAACTAATGACTTAATTTGTTCAACCAAAGGTTGTTCTTCTTCGTTATACCTGAAATGGATAAGAGGTATCTTTTCCCACAAAGCCGGTTGATTACCTAATAAAAAATGATAACCTTGTTCCCCTCCTGCTGGAATATCAGAAATAAGAGTTGAACCTTCAAATACGAAGTGACTAATACCCTCCCTGTGATAATGTTCTACCTTTTTCAGCGTCTTTTTGGTTGTACCTTCATAATGATTAGTTTCAAACACTCGCAAAAACGACTCAATTTCCATATTTTCTGAGTCAGTATAAAACGGTATGATTTGCTCGGCAGGAAACCTCATAAAGCTAAGATCACCATCTTCATTAAAGTACGGATGCAGGTAAGCAACGCCTTTATTTATGGCTTCTTTACCTACTTTACGCAAGCGGTTAATCATGCCTGCATCAAATATGTCATTTAGCTTTTTCTGATACTCTGTATTCTCACTAGTCACAGATGGCATTTTTGCTAGTGTATACCCAACCTTTTGATCTACAAGTTTCTTCACATAGCCATGTATCAGCTTTATATTAGACTTCCACACTGCATCACGCGTCTTTTTTTCAATGTCCATCTTATTTTTGTAATACATATCTCCAATTAACATGAGCTTACGCTTCGATGAGTTTTCCCAATCCTTGATCTCATTAATTATCACTTGTTCATTTTTAATAACGCTTTCTACCATTCGTTTTATCACCTCCTCCATCTGTTCATGCCAACGTGGTCTATATAAATCCTCAATTAGCATTTAATCACCTCACTTTAGAACGGATAAACCGCCTTTTTTGAACACAACTGTATTAACAAAATATCTGTCACTATCCATCTGGTGGTCATTATGTTTTACTGGCTTATCCTCGCCACGATCTGCCGCTTTTTCATCCCAAATGTAAGATGAAAACTCTCGGAAAGTTTCCTTGCAGCAATCGTTATATTTGATTAAACCATTAATAAGCGCATTACCAACGTTTCTAATACCTTCTAATACATCATTTTTTGCCTTTATCACACGTATACCATTCTGTTTTAGAAGTGTGATAAACGAAGAAGCGGACGGGTCAACTATAACACCTTGGAAATTTTGGACACCATCAATGAAGTCCAATAAGTCCTTATAATACTCTTGGTCCGTCTTTTGTTTACTCCTCTTACGACCGTCATAATGATATTCTTTAACCTTGTACCATACACCATTAAAATAACCCCACAAACCAAAAGTTGTAGGGTTCTGTGTCCCGTAATCGACACTTACATAGTATTTAGAGTATTTCCGTGGTTCTGTTTTTACACTGTGCATGGCTTCATCAAACATATCGTAAATGATACCTTCTGCAAGTACCCATAAACCAAGAATAAATCGTTGATAGAAGACCCCTTTATACATTCGCTTATAACGATCTTTTATGCGTTGCGAAAGCGATAGGTTATCATCCATCGTAAAATGAAGATGGAGCATATTCTTATCTTCTAACTGGTCTAAGTACTCTAATTTAAACCAATGATAAGGTCCAGCGGGGTTACAGTTAAACCAAAACTTAGCTCCATCAACAGAACATCGAGCTGTAGCTTGGTTAACAAATGATTGAGGCATCAGTGCTACTTCGTCAAAGAACATTCCAGCGAGAGTAATCCCTTGGATAAGATCTTGTGATGCCTCATCTCTTCCACCGAAAATATAAAAATAGTTCACCTTGCCATTTCGAGTGACGGTGAACATATTTTCTGAACGATATTCTTTTACTTTATAGCCACGGGACTGCAACATCCGCTTCAATGGTTTGAAAACGTTTCGCC